GCAGGAGCAGGAGCAGGAGCAGGGGCCGCAGTCGGGATGGTGAACCCCGCCAGCGCCTCGGGCGTGTACCGGGAGAAGTCTTCTGTGCCCGGGTGGACAATGCTCTGCCCATACTCGGATGGGAGCGCACGCAGCACCTGATTGCCGCGCAGACCAAAGACGGGCCTGTCGCCTTCGTAGACGATGCCGTTGCGAACCCCAAGCTGCTGCCCGCCCCATCCAAGCATCGGTGCGCCACCCACCTCCGTCTGGTACGCAAGGCCCGTCGTTGGATCGATAGGACGACGCACGCCCGCAAGGCCGATGATGTACTCAGGGAACAGCGACTGCGCAGCAGGAGCCGGAGCCGGTGCTGGAGCCGGTGCTGGAGCGGCGGCAGGGGCGGCAGCGCCCCCACTAACGATGTCCGTCAGGAACGACGTATCCGTGGGGTTGAAGAACTCCTCTTCTCCGGCCAGCCTGAAATCCATTACGTCAAATCCCAGAAGGACATGGAGCCGATGGCAGTCTGCGTGCCGCTGAGCGCCCGGACGGCAATGGTGTAAACGTCACTCACACCCCCGATGGTAGCGCCAAGCTGCAACTCCCAGTTGTATTCTTGACCGTTTCCGATCAGGCCGCTGGACAGGTTTGAAGCCAGTACGTACTGCGAAAACACAATCGTGCCGCCCGTGTAGCTCGTGGCCGACAGGTCTCGCTCGACGTTGTTGGAGTCCGTTGCCCCCCAGGACGCGCCGGTCAAAGTGGGGTTCTTGACTGCGACGATCTCAAACGTCACGGACGAAGACGCTGTAGGGAGCACCGAGTACCCATCGGGCACGATGACCGCGCCCGTCCTGCCCGAGGCCAGCCGGATCGACATCAGGGGAACAAAAGCGCTGCCAATGTTTGTGTTGGCGGTCGTCATCCTGACCGTGGTGGGGACCACTTTCTTCTCGTATCCGCCCTCGGAGATCACCGTGGAGCAGATTTGCTTGAGCGTTGCCGACGCGGCGGTGGCTCCGGTGTTCGTCACCTCGTACCGCACAGGCAGGATCGCCGTGGTCATGTAGACGGTGGTCAGGTTGTTTGCATTGTTGAATGTGTGGCAGACGATGGTCTGCCCGTCGATGACGAACCCGCACCGCACCGAGCCCACGCCCAGCCACTCAAAGTCTTCCCAGAAGATTTGCGCCTTGGTCAGGTCAAGGGTAAACCCGGAGTCCCCTGTGCCGTTGAGCTTGTCGCCGTTCCAGTCGGTCTGCGCCACCCGAGTATCCACGGCAGTGCCCGACACGTAGGTGCGCCGCACCACGTACAGCACCGAGCCGTCGCGCTCAAAGAAGACGCCGTTCTCCGCATTGAAATAGCCCACCCGCATCCGCAAGTTCGCCTGCGCCGCGCCCATGACGAAGGTGTTCATCGACAGCAGGCCCTTACCCGGCTGGTAAGGGAAGGAGCGCAGGCTCTGCCGCACCACGCTGGACCCGCTGCTGGTCGTGACGTTCAGGTTGACCGTGCTCTCGTTAGCCGTGTACGTCACCGTCCCGCCAGTGGCGGTGGTCTCATCGAACAGGTCGTTCTTCTCGTAGCGGTTCTGCGAGTCGAAGAGCGTGTAAGGTAAGCTCGTTCTGGCGCGGCCAAACGCATCAACCGCCCCACCGTAGAAGTTGACGCTTACGGGTTGTGCTGACACGATCTGCCTCAGAAGCTCGTCTAGCTGGTTAAAGTACAGACGAAGGATGTTGATGAAGTTGTTTTGGTAGCTCTGCTCATACTCCGCTGGTGGCCTTGGCAGCGAAGGCGATGTGAACCGCTTGACAACATTTGCCCAGATACTCACGCTTTAAGTCCATCAGGCCGGATGTCGATTCTGGGAGACCCAAGCTGCCACTGAACGCCGAGCGCGCTGGATGCAACCTTAAACGCCATCTGCCGCCCGCGTACGCGCACGTTAATCTGCTGGGTGAACTGCTCAATAGGCACTGTCGTACTGCGCGTAACAACGCCGTTGTCAGAGCCGCCAACAGAGGCGGGATTGTTGTAGCCCGAGCCTGAGTTCTGAAGCGGCAGCAGCGTCATCGTTGCAGCAGGGGAGCCCGCGCTCGATCCACGGAATGTGATGTCAGGAATCACCCGCCACACAAACCCGAAGTTGTGTCCGTCCTCGATGTCAAACTCAGAAGATGTGATGTACGCCTCGATGGCTTGAGAACTCTGCGTTTCAAGGTTGTCTGTGCCGAACTCGTGGTAAACAAGGTTGCTGGAGTACGTGGCCGCAATCGGGTAGTCGCTGACGATGCTGGCGTCAATCCACGCAGTCCTGCCAAGCGTGCCGTAGTACCATGCCTTTTCAAGGTAGTTGTAGATCACGTACTTGTCTACGACAGTGCTGTTGGCCGAGCAGTAGAACCACCAGATTTCGCCAAACTGCTCGACAGACCCCGCGAACACTTGTTCTGCTTGGTCGAAGTTAAAGTCCCCAAACACGTACTGGCGAACGTCACAGGGCAGTGTGGTTACCCGGCCATCGTACATGTAGAACTTCTTCTCTCCCATCCAGTACGTAATGCCCGCCGCCACCGCGCAGGCGCGGTCGTTGATGATGGTCACGTTGTCGGACAGGATTTGCGAACCCCAGACAATCGGAGGCCCCAGGTACTGCAACGAATACAGCGAGGTGTCTGTCCAAACAAGAATCTCTTGGCGGACTTGCAGGTACGCAAGGATCGTGGAGCCGTGAGACAGGCGCAAAGACCCGGCCTGCCCAGTGGCGGAGGGCGTCCAGTTGACTGCGCTCTCCTGATCCGACCAGCGGACCAGCATCGGGTCAAGCGTGGTGGAGCCGTAATCTGGGCAACCCAGCGCAAACACGAAACGTGACGTATCGGAGACTACCAGCAGTAAGTGCGACGAAGGAACGTCCGACGCACCCGAAAGCCCCGAGATTGGAACGCCTCGCGTGCCCGCTCCCACGGAAGAGTCCCAGTAGTAAAGCGCTCCGCCCTTGGGGCCGAAGATCAGGTCTTCACCAAAGTTCTGGTGATTCCAGATGCGCAGCGAATCGAAGGCCGTCGTGCCAATACCCCAGGCACCAGCACCCCAAGCCCCCGCGCCCCAGCCAGACAACGGGATTTCAATCGGAGCCCCTGCGTTGACTTGGTACGCAGCCGTGACTGTTCCGCCCCCCGTAGCGTTGGAAGACGCCGGAGACGCCGCAGTGATCTCGTACGTATCGACGGTCAGATACGTGATCTGGTATTCACCGTTTATCGTGATTCCGCCAACAGCAGAAGCTCCGCTGTACGTCACAAAGGTCTCGTTAGTCCGCCCGTGCGCTATCTCAGTGACCAGTACCGTGGTTGATCCAGATGTCGTAGTGAAGGGGTTTGTCAGCGTGACGGTAGCAACGACAGGCGTAATGTCGTAGTACGCCCCGCCACCCATAGCGTAATACTTGGAGTTCGTACCCATGCCCAGGTACTTGACCCCGCTGAACGTGGCCCAGGCCCACATGGAGCGACAGATGCCGTAGTACGTATCTGCCGAAATGCGCGTCCATCCGCCGATCTTCTCAGGCGTGCCCTGACGGAAACGAACTTTGTCGCAGTCGTACCAGCCGCCCTCGGTTGTGTACCGCGTGTTTTCGCGGTTTACACCGGGCTTGAATACGATTTTCTTCAGGGGCATGAGTTATCCCAGCAAAGCGGCTTCCGCAGCGCGGCGACGGGTCAGGCCGGGGAGAACCCGCCCAGCGGCCTTGTTCCACTTCACAATCTCTTCCTGGGCACCAGCCCAGTCTTGGGCGTTTACGCGCTTGCGCAGCGTGCTGATGCGGTAGTTGCCCGCGCCGCAGTTATACGCGAAAGAGATGATCGCCGCAAACCTTCTCGGAAGGGTTTTGTCTAGAAACGGAGACAGTGCGAGAACTTCGCGTGCGAAGTGCCTAACTTCTGCTCGCAGGCGCTCCTCGGCTTGCTGAGCAGTCCAAACAGTGTCTGGTGTAATGTCAGCGCCTGTGGACCCCCAGCCAATTGTCCAGGGCTTACCGCCAGTGCCAGGATCAGGGTAAGCCTTACACCCACCATCAGGCAGCTTCCTGTGGTATCCCTCGAAAGGCTTAATCAGCCCTTCGGTTGCGAGACGGATAGCCTCATCCATTTCACTTCTGGTATTTCTCGATACTGCGGCCAACAAACCAGAACGTCAGCACCATGTTGAACATGGCTACGTCTTCTGCGCCCCAGGTGTTTACAACAATGTCTGTCCAGGGTCCGCCGCTTTGAAGCGCCATGACGAGTGCCGCGAGCTTGACGGTCGCGTACATGAAGAATAGCGCCCAGGTGATGCCAGGACGAACAAGCGCAGAGATGGCTGAGACGAACGGTCCCGCCTCTTTGGCGGTGGTGGCCTGCTCCTTGAATGCTTCCTTGATGGTGTCAAGCTGAGCCGTGGAGTATTCTGCGTAGCGCTCTTCCATGCGGAACGTGCCGCGCATCTTCTCCAGATCGGTTTGCAGGCCGAACATCGCAAGCTCATGCGCTCGCTCACTCTTCTTGTCAATGAGCTTCAGCACTTCCGGAGCAAGACGGAACAGCCCGCCAAAAAGCCCACCCAGTGCGCCAAACAGAAGTTCCCACATTACAGCTTCTCCAATAGCTCCAGCACCCCCCAGGCGATGAAGCCCGGGAGTGCGGTTGCGGCAGCGTCCAACAGATCAGGTTGGCCCTCTTTGCGGATCAGTTGGTTGATCTCGTACAGCAGCGCGTACACGGTCGTGTGGTAGGCCAGGAACGGGCCGATGCCGAAGAGCACCAGCACCCAGTAGCTCACCATCGCGGCGAAGAGCCAGACGCACCCGAGGCCGAAGTGGAGGAGTTTGTCGGGTGGGATCATAGTAGTGGGAACGCCGATCCAGGCGGCGTGAAGTTTGCGGTGTAGCGGGCTACGCCCTTGGTGATGCGGAGGTCGTCTATGTAGCCGATGTACAGCGCGTTGTTATCAAAATTTCGGCCAATATAAAACACACCT